TTCGCCATAGGCAATCATATCAATATCCTTCACTAGCTTCTTAGTGAAAGCATGAATATTGCCGTAATCAGTAATTGCGTTGTGGTCACAACCAGCGCAATCCAAAATTAAGTGATATCCCCAGTAGCTCATGTTAATTTTCTTTCTTAGAAATAGTCTAGAGATTGACAATAGGAGACTGAATCAATCCTAAATGAACGCCAAGCTTGTATATCAACATCCCAGGCGGCAATAACATTTGGATTTTCCCGGTGAAAATTCTTTTCACCATTCTGCTCTTCAAGACTTTGCACAAATGATTTCGGTAGCACTTGAGGCATTAGAGTGCATCGCATCACTCGATTTTCTCCATTTACTTTTACAAAATGGACCTCAATCACATTTTTCCGAAGATCATTTAGAAGAGTATCACGATCATACATAATATAAGATAACTCCTGTTATTCAGTCAAAAAAATCTTGGTTGAATCTTGTTTGGACAGTTCTTCTACTAGATCATTATAACCACCAATATACATTCCGTCAACTACAATTACTGGAAATGTTTTTGCAGATGGAAATTTTTCCAAAAGCATTTCTCTTGTATAATGTATACCTAGTTTTTGTTCTGTAAAATTGATTCCCTTTTGTCTTAGGACGTTGGCTGCAGCTAAACAATAGCCACAGCCGTCCTTTCCATAGATTTCAACAATCAAAGAATGGTCTCCGAACCACCAGCTTGAACAACAGTGTACTGCTGATTTTCATTTGACATTGACCTGAAATATTCTACAAATTTTTCAAGCGCAGAATCTAGATCAGTAGACCTAACAATCCTACGTTGGTCTGAATAAACTGGAGGTTCACCAAATTGATCTAGACGAATCCTACCTTCAACAAGAAAAAAGAACTGAGATGCATCTTGACCCACCTGAGGTACTGATGTAGCCTTAGGTGTAGGTTTGGATTTTGGTTTTGATGCCACCGGTGCAGGTGCAACATTTACAGTCTCAGTTACATCTTCAGGTGAAGAAACATTATAAGCTTCTCCAGTCATAACCTGTCGATATAGACCATTACCGCTATCATCTTCATTATATTCAAACTCAGTATTTGCTGTTTCTTTATTACTCATGTTTTGTTCTCCTTTAATACTTCTACTATTAATCTAGTTACACCTTTATCAACAAATCCTAAAATCTGTGCTGATCTCATACTCAAATCAAATTCTCTACCCCTTATATATGGACCTCTATCATTTATCCTTACGACTACAGTAGAATTAGTCTCTGGATTGGTAAGTCTAACAAGAGTATTGAACGGTAGAGTTTTATGAGCAGCTGTTAGATTTCTTGGATCGTACCTCTCACCGTTTGCAGTTATTCTTCCATGGCGATACCAACTAGCTGTTGATATATATCGTCGACTGACTTGACTGCTGGACCTTGATTGAGGTCCAGTCTCTTGAGTGAGAGCAATAACTGTGGCACCGACTTGCGTGTCGGTATTAGAAGCTCCATGAGCTATATAGTTGTTATCTAAAGTATGAGCTCTGCTAGATGCAGGCTCTGTTAATGCTATGCTCAAACCCAAAAGCGCAGCCACTAAGGCGCACCTTTGCAAAGTTTGTCTCCTTTAATGGTTAGGAAATATTTATGCCGCTAGTTCTTTAAACCTATCTGCTGCAATAGATGCAGCAAATGCATAAGGCTTAACAACCGGTTTCATATTACATGTACCAGTAATATATCCAATTGCTTGAGAAACTACACACGAAGAACCATATTTTTCATTTGGATTTATGTCCAGATGAATTTCACATGGTCTCTTGCCTATGGAATCCTCAAGTTTAAAATACAGACTGGCTACTTTTGTCACTTCATTCATTAGACGAATAGATGGGCGTGAAGGTTTATTGTCGTAATCCCTTTCACGTGTAATTTCACCGAAGATTTTACAGCCACGCTTTCCATCAATGTGAATCACCACAACTGTAGCGTAGTCTGCATGCCAAATCCCATTTTTCTTGAATCTTTCAGAATCACACCCAATATAAATGCGTGAATCTACAGAACAATTCTTGATATAAGATTTGACCTCTTCGATATCAAAGTACATATCACCTCTTCCTATTAAGTCTCATAGCCTTTCGCTTTTTAGATCCAATTTTACGTCGACCTTTTCGAGGTCTATTTTTCACGGGATGGGGCATATATCATTCCTTATTTGGCAAGTATCATTATACTTCTATCTAGAGAAAAGTCAATCTTTTTTAGATGAGATTTGTGAACTTTAATATAAATCCAATCGTTATAGTACTTATCTGATTCTAAAGCACCGGATTCGAATTGATATTTTGCTTCATAATAGTTCATTTCTCCCTTAGATTTACATAATCTAAGTATTTCTCTTTTAAATTTATCTTCACCTAGTTCTTCAAGATCAAGGTGAAGCATCTTATTAGAGCCCCAATATTTTTTCCAATCGGATTCAACTAAAAACTTTTTTCTTTTACCTTTTACTACTTTGGTCTTTTTAAATTTTAAAGTCTTCTTACCTATATATTTTCTATCGTCTTCTAGATTTGTTATTTGATATACAAATCCAACGTATTCCTCTAGAATAGATTCATCAATTAGTTCATTATAATAAAGCCACATATCGGGAAACTCCTTTCCCGATATTTATAAGGTCTTACTTCCTTTTTGTTTTTACAGTCTTGGAGGTGCCGCCTGATCTAACCCACTTGGTACCTTCGTTTACTTTAATCTTGGTAAATGTGGATGTAAATCCATTTTTACCTTTATAGACTCGAGCGGTCCTTGGGGTTTTAGTCATCAGCTAAAATCCTCTCTTCCACCATCAGGCCAATCATCTTCCTCATCTTTCTCATCTTCTTCATCCTCAATATCATAAATTTCCTTTAAAACTTCATCAAGAACGCTATCAACACCAAGACATTCTTCTAAAGTATCACAATCAAAATCTTCAAATACTGCAATAAGTTCTTCATAGATTTCACGTTTGTCATCTGTATCATGAACAACTGCACCAATAATTTCAGAAACTCGTGAAAATAGAGATGAACCACTAGACCAACCCATTTGTTATTCCTTTCAAATTTATAGGCTCATGCCTTTGAGGGTTTCAACAGATACATCTTTCTTTACGCCACCGACAATATAGCTTGTGATTTGTGTTTCTTGCGGTGCAACCTGAACCTCACCACCACTGATCCATTTTTGAGTCCATGGTAGAGGATTTGATCCGGTCTTAAATTGAATAGGCAATCCAACAGCCTGCAGCCTACGATTGGTGATCCATTCAACATAATCACAAAGAAGATCATTATTCAGACCAATCATGGAACCATCCTTAAATAGATATTCTGCCCAAGCCTTTTCCTGATTAGCTGCATCTAGAAACATTTTGATACATTCATCTTTAGTTTCATCACGAATAGCAACAAAGTTTGGATCATCTTGAGGAAGGATCTTTAGCAGATGTTGTGTACCTGCCAAATGGAGATTTTCGTCACGACAGATTAGTTTGATGATCTTGGCATTACCCTCCATCTTCTTCAATTCAGCAAATGCCCAAGAACAAGCAAAACTTACATAGAATCGAATGCCCTCAAGAATATTCACTGACATTAATGAGAGCCATAGGGCTTTCTTGTGGTCATATTCAAGAAAAGGCGATGATACATAATTATCATAAGACAATGCACTATTCATAGAAATCAGCTGATCATAATACTTACTGATATCAGAAGCGCAATCAACAATCTCCTGAATATTCATCATGGCATCAAAGACTGCCGATGGGTCAGGATAAACATTACGAATGATATGACTATAAGAACGAGAATGAATAGTCTCACTGAATGCCCAAGTCTGAATCCAAGTCTCAAGCTCAGGAATAGAGACAATGGGTAGAAACGCCACATTTGGCGAACGACCTTGAACAGAATCTAGTAGAATCTGTCTCTTTAAATTGCTAGTAAAGATATGTTGTTCATGTTCGGATAGACTCTTGAAGTCCTTGGCATCCTTAATCACTTCAACTTCTTCAGGTTGCCAAAAAAATCCCAGTTGTTGCTTAATTAGTTTTTCAAATATAGGATACTTCTGACGGTCATAACGAGCAATGGTGACTGGATTATCAAGAAAACATTTTGCAGTTACAAAATCTCTCTTGTTGGTAGAATCAAAAACGCTATATGTCATCATGGTTCCTTATAATTCTTCCGATTGATATATTTTTATCAGCTCGAATATCTTTGTTGTCCCATGTCCAACATTCACCTGTTTCTTGTTGAAAACAAACCCAAAATAAATTATGTTCAATTCCATAATCAATTAGAAAATGGGCAAG